TCCTAATTGAGTTGTAGCAGTATTTTCTAATGGAATATTTACATAAAAAGTATCTATTACTTCTAATAAACCTTTTGAAATATCAGCGTATCCTGTCCCTGAAAGTCTTTTATTTTCTTTTACTAATTGATTATTGTATGAGTAAAAATAATTCTCAAACATATCCATTTGAGCTTGCGCACAATAAAGATTAAAATCTTGTGGAGAAATATATCCGTAGTTGTTTTTATTCGCTATTGCTAATACCGTATTTCGTACTTCGTTTATTGGCATAATTAATTCTTTTTACAAAGATAGCAAAAAAAAAGAGGCTACTTTTTTTTGTAACCTCTTTATAATTTAAGTGTAATAAGACTATTGTATTCTTAATATAAAGAATTCTCTACCACCTAACCAAGTTGCATTACTTACTGAGTTAGCAGGATTTAAGACTCCTGGAAATTCATAAGTTACATCCGTCCATTCTGTTTCTAATGAAGCCACTACAGCGTCTTGAATTGCAGATCGCATAAGTGAATTAGCCCCAATTGTAGAAGAATATGCATAATCAATTCTTCCTATTGCTGTTAAAGCTGTATCGTATGTAATGTTATTAATAGATGATGTAGTTGCTGAATTTGAAACATCTGCAACACCTGCTGATCTTACTATTTTATTATGGTCATCAGCTCCTTCTTTGTACACAAGATAATTATCATTGTTTACAAAAATATCATCTGCAACCATAAGAGACGTTTTAGAAACGCTTGTAACTGTAGTTACAGCCGCTCCTGTAATATCTCTAACATAATCTCCTACACTAACACCAGCTAAAACAAAATTAACACCTGAATTATCTACTAAATATCCAGCAGATGTAGCTGAAGCTGTACCATATTGTAAAACTGTGTATTCTGGCATATAAATAAAATAACCTACGCCACTTGGAATTCCTGTTCCTTGATCGGCTGTAACACCAATTGCAACTAAAGTTAATACGGTATCTGTAACTGCTGTTACTAAATATTTTTCTCCTCCAACGCTGGCGCTGGTAGTTCTATCCCACACAATTGAATTTACTAAAACACGTTGTGTAAAAGTAGCGGCAGAATCAGTTAAAGTTAAAGCAGCAGATCCATCTGCTGTTGAAGTTCCTGTTGATACAACGTTAAGTTGCTTAAAGTTTATAAATTTTTCCATTGTTTGATTCATTATACTTGTGTAGATATTGCTATCGCACTCAGCGGATTAGTAAATATACCCATTGATTCAATAGAACCATGAGGACTATGTAATTCTACAACATTCGTCCATCCTTTACTTAAAGCTTCTTGAATTGCTGTTGAAACAGAAAGCTCTAAAATTGGAGATGCTGCTGCTACAGGGTAAGTTAATGTTACTATTTTATTACCTAAATAATGTAATACAACAGAAGTTGTTGATGATTGTCCAATGTTTCTTAGACCAGTAATTGAAACTAATTGTCTTTGACTGTTAGTTCCATTAGCATCTAAAACTGGAATACTTAAAAATTTTTCCATAATAATAATAATTTATGAGTTAATAATAATGTTATGCAATAGCAATATTGCTTACTGCGTATGATGGGTATGCCTTTCTACTTACATTAGTCCATGCAGTTATTAATGCATCTTGAACTTGTGTTTGTATGAAGTTTCTAAACTGAGTTCCAGAATTTGATCCTGAAGCTGCTCCTACTGTTGCGTGAGTAATAGTTATTACTTTTCCGCTGCCATAACTTAAAGTTGTTGAAGTTGCTGATGCAGCCTCTACAAGTTTTAAATCACCACAAGGTACTAAATGATATCCTTCACCTGTTACTGGAATACTTAAAAATTTGTCCATAATAATAATATGATTTATGAGTTAATAAAGTACAAAGATAGCAAAAAAAAAGCTACCCTTTTAAGGTAGCTAATTTCCAGTTAGTTGTTAGTTTTACTTTATTTTATTCTTAAGAAGTTTATAAACCTCTAAACCATCGTCACTTTTCATAAATGAAGCAACTATAAAATTAGGGTCTTCTCCAAAAGGAATGGTAAGCATTTTCTTTTTATTATTTGGAAGATTGTAATAAACATCTTTTCCATTGTTTCTTGTAGACAAAAGTGATAAGTTAAAAAACTGATACACATCATCCATAAGTTCTAACATTGGATCATTAATAGTGTCTAAGAAATCGTCTGGATTGTTTTTAGCATAAACTAATATATCTCTTTTTAATTCTGCTGTTGTCATATTTTCTACAGCATTACCCATCAACACTCTACATATTTGTGTTAATTTAGAAACATCTTTAGTAATTTTTTTAGCTTCTATTTGAGCTTCTAATTGAAATTCAACTTGTTCTAATTCAGAAGCAGCATCACGCTCTCTGTTTATTTCTTCAAAAACAAATCCATTACTTGGATGTAGTGCTAAAAATTGTTGTAAGTTTTGGTTTTCTTTACCAACTGATAACATTCCATCTTCAAAAACAATAGGTTCTAAAATAGCATTTCCATCTTGCTGGTTTTCAAAAGGTGACTTTTGATTACGAGCATAACGTAATGGTTCATTAACGCCTGTTTCTTCGTTAAAATGTAATAAAGGTGATCTCTGTGAATGTCGTGAAGATAACATATAAGATAAAGGAGCTTTATCTCCTTTTAATCGATAAGCTTTTGCTTTGTATTCTACTTTTTTTGTTGTCATTATGATATAATTTAATTTGATTTATAAAAAATAATTACCCCCGTCATTATAACGAGGGTAAATATTACTACTATTTACTATGCATCTTGGAATAAGAAGAAGTTGTTTGCACCTAAAGTACATACAGCTCTTTCACTCAAGAAATTTACTTCCATTGCATCTAAGTCACTTGTTCTTGCACCACCAGCAGAACCAGTAATCCAAGACTTGTAACGTCTGTCTTCAGTTTCTGAAGCTCTGTAACGAACATGTAAGAATGGTCTCTTAGCGTTCTTACCTAAGACTTGATCATATACAGTTGTAGAACCAGCTGGAACTAAAAGTCCATTGACTTTACCTGCATTAAGACCACCTCTCATAGTAGGATCGTTTAAGTATTTCCAGTCAGACTTGTAGAAGTCATAACCTCTACGGAATCCTGTGAAACCTAAATTAAGAGCCATATCTTTATCATTATCAAATAAACCATAAGAAGTACCACCTGCTCCATAAGAGTTTTGTGATGCTAACATATCGTCAATATCAAATGAAAATTGTCTGTCTACAAAAATAACATTTTCTTCAATAGATCCTTGCTTGTCAAGTCTTTGAATAATGTTATCAAATTGAGCTAAAGTCTGTGGGTTTCCACCACCAAATACATTACCTCTATTTCCTACTACAAAGAAAATTCCTTCAGATCCAGACTCATTAACTACAGAAGCTCCTGCTGCTGTACCTTGTAAGTAATCTCCTGCTCCAGAACCTGCTGCTGCTGGTACTGCTTCAATCATTGCTGTTTCTAAGTAATCTTCAAAACGTAATCTTGTATCATGTTCAGATTTTAAATACCATAAGAATCCAGATGCTCCTTGTTCAGATGTAACTTCGATCCATCCAATTTGAGCCATGTCAGAACCAGAAACAGAATATTTGTCTTTGATAATGATTGGTTTGTTTTGGAAAATAAAATCATCAGCTTCTAAAGAACCTTGCATTCCATTTACACCTTTTGCAAATTCAGAACCGTATACAAAAATATCACATGAAGTTGCTGCTGCCATTGCTTGACCGCCACCTTCATAGTATGCAATTGTTACTACGTTTGGATTTGCAGCCGTTGGAGCTACAGAAATAATACCTTTGTTCTGTAAAGTTGAACCAGCTGTATTATCAGATACCATTACAGTTTGACCAGCTCTAAGAGCAGCCTGACTTGATGTACCACCTAAAGCTGGGTTGAAGTTTGAGATGTTATTTGGAATAGTCCAAACAGCAGCGTCAACTCCAGCAGCAGCTGCTGATGTACATGCTTGATATTTAGTGTGTAATCTTCCTTGTTCTGCCCATTTGATAAGGTCAGACGTTGAAGGCATTTCAGCTCCTACCATTCTTAAGAATGATGCTACTGATCTGTTTCCATAACGCTCAAATTCCTTTTCATAAGTATCTGGAAGATACTGATTTAAGAAATCAAAGTTAGTTATGTAGTTTGTTGATAAAGGAGTTTGCTGCGCACTTGGCTGCAAGTCAAATCCTGGGGCTACATTTACTGCCATAATTTGTTGTTTTTTTTAAAATTAATTATTTTTTCTACTTCTAATTTTGAGTCCTCTTCCACTATCG